GTGGTGCCTCAATACATTAAAATGAACATTGACTAATTCATTTACCCATTCTAAATAATGAAACTCAATATCTTTACTATTATTCTTTACACTACTCGCAAACCGCATTAAAACCCATGGACTTAGTTTTTTCTTTTCTTCATCATTAAGGCTATCATACCAAGATCTATTCTTAGTATCAATAACTGCCATTTCATGTTTTATTGTTGTATTAGCCATACTTACCAAATTTCATTTAGATCTAATACTTCAGGAATTTTTGAACTTTCCTTTACAAGTAAAATACATTCACTTTCAGGTTCATCACTAAGTGGCACAACTAATAAGTGCCCAAATTTTAACTTAGGCGCATGCCATTTAACGTCTGTATAAATGTTTACCATATCTACATTATAAAAACTTGGCCTAAATCCAGTCAATGGATTTAATGCGAAGGCTTGGAACCCACGATCATTTAAACTCATTAAACTTATTACTTCAGGATCTCCTGCTTCTTCATCACAAATTACTATACTCCAGTCTAAAGGTGCTTTTACTTGATATGGTCCTATTTGCAATACTACTGCTGGACTATAAAAACTCTCTAAAAAAATAAGAGGAATAAAATAATAATCTACTTGCTTTGGATTTTCATAATCCAAAACTCCGTACCTCAAATCGTCAACTGTTTCTGGGATTTCGTCTAACTCGTATGTTGTATTTTCTACTGTTAAAATACGCACTTTTTTCTCCTGGTGTTATCTATTTATAATCTACTTTTTCAATTGTATACGGAAACTCTGCTTCCTTGTAGAACTTCTTTCTCTCACGCAAATGTCTTTTGCTATATTTTGCCGTGCTGGCAATATCCCAAATTTCTACATGATCTTTATCTGACGCTTTTCTTACACCACGCCCAATACTTTGTATTACTCTAACAAAACTTTTACCTGGTTCTAATAATACCATATTAAATATGCGTGGTATATTAATACCAACCGCTGCAACTCCATATGTTGCTACTACAATTTCATTTGTTCCTTCGTTAATCTCATCATAGTGATCTTTACGTTTTAACGTTTTCATTTCACCACTTACAAAACTTGCTTCAGGTAAGTTTTTACATATTTGTTTACCACTTTTAATACGATCAACAAGAACAAGAGTGTTTCCACTTTCAGATATTTTCTTAATCAATCCACTAATATAATCCATACGATCTGTATCAGTTGTTAAAAAACTTAACTCGCTTTGATAATTATGATATTCTGTTATCTCTTTCATCTGTACTATATTAACATTGCATTTACTTAAAATGCCTTCATCCTGTAACGTGCTTGTTGACAACTTGTTTACAACCTCACCAAGGCAGGCCTGTAAACTTGCCTTTTCATGCGCTGCCTTAGGAATGGTTCCAGTTAATCCCCACCTTAGTGGAACATTATGAAAGTCTTTAGTCAACATCTCTTTTAAAACATCTGCCTTTGCTTGGTGTACTTCATCTACAATAACACATATGACATCCTCAGCAAACTCTTGTAACCCTAAATCTTGCAATCCATCTCTGAATCGTTTCTTAATACTGTTTAAACTTTGCCAAGTGCAAATTGTATGAGTTTTACCAAGTTCTTTTTTATCACCATAATAAACACCAACATCAAGACCAAGATTTTTATAATCTTCATGTGTTTGCCTTACTAAATCTTTATTAGGTACAATAACAATACTGCGCCCATATTTTTCAACTCGCTCACTAAGTGCTGCCGTTACTAATGTTTTACCTGCGCCTGTGGCAATTTCTTGTAAGCAATGTGGTGTTTCTAAAAACTTATTGACAATGTCAACTTGGTAGTCACGCAACATTATAGACTCACCAGCCATTTGATGCTTTTCAGGCCAAACTTGATTCGCAAATGAAGTTGTTGATATTTCTGTAAATGACAAATCATGATGTCCTCTTAAATCATCTATTTCTGGTTCATAACCTGCTGCAACTATAATTGGCAAGACTCGATGTAATAAATTAATATATGTTACGCCGCCAACTGTAAAGTAACTCGTGCAACCATCCCATCTGCCTAACTTATAGGCAGGAACATGGAAAGCATGTGGCATAAAAAACTTGAGTTCTTTTTCGCATTCTCTACGAGTTTCGATATCTAAGCCTTCTATCTTACAATTAACTTCATCTTTAAGAACAATTTTACATTTCATATCAACTATAATACGCTATCTTCTTTGATTTGTCAATAAAAAACCCCACTTTAAGTAGGGTTCTCTATTTGGGGGTGGCGCTGACTTAAAACTCGTCGAGTGCATCTTGCAATTCTTTATCTGACATTGAAGAAATGCCTATGCTTCTAGCATAACTTTTAGAATACTCATCAGAAACAACATTATAAAGACATTGTTCATCTTGGTAACGATCAAATTGAGCAGGAGTAGTAATGCCGTAATCTGCCCAATGTGTAGGGTCTTCTACAATAGTACCAATCCAAAGATCTGGATTAGCATCCATTTCCTTTTTGCTGGCTTTGTTAATTGATTTAATATGTGTAGTAAGATTTGACATAATTCTCCTTTATAATTTACGCTCTATGCATACATGTAACTTCAGCAGTTCGTTTCCATTTTTCATCTCCGAAACTCTTTTTCAAGTCTGCTAATTTTGTTACCATACGCAAACTAAGTTCACGCATTCTGTGTTGATTGTCATTCAAAAATCCTAATATTTCTGTAACTTCTGGTTGACTAAATCCATATTCATCAAGCATACCATCTGCAACAATTTGCTTACAACGTAATAATTTTTCACGTGTAGTATCCATTGTTAAATCTAAATAATGACATCTTGACAATATTGCCGCTAAGTGATCTGCAAGTTTACCACGTACCTTATCAAACTTTAGGTTTGTAATAAAAACTACACTACCTTCAAATTCAAATTTATCTGGAATTCCTTCACGTCTTAATAATGCACTATCTGTATTCCAGTTCAATGTACGTTTTTTACTTGAGTCTAATGCTGCCTTTAACAAGTTTAATGAAGTTTCATCATGTAATACAGTATCACAATCATCTAATACCAATACATTGTTTTTGTTTGCATTCATATATAATACTTTATACAAACCAATGGCGCTTGAGGCACCTTTAACAACTTCATAACGCAACTTGTTACCAGCAATTTTATCAAATAAACTGCTTTCTTCTAATACTTTTTCAACACCAAATGATTTACCAACTCCTGGAGGTCCTGTTACAACCATTCCACGTACAACACCATCAATTGCTGCCTGAGTCATATCATCTAAAATTGCAAAACGCTCACGCATACGTTGTATAATTTGAGCATCTGTTTCGTTTGGATTATCAACCGCATCGTCAACTACTTCAATTAACTTGGTTGCTTTTGTTTTTCTTGTTTTTAATTGCATCTTTGCCATATTTAAAGTCCCCACTTTTTATTATTTATACTATGTATTATACAGTAAGACGTCTTACTTGTCAAGTAAAATCTGCTTTTTCTTTTGTAGTAAAATCAATGACTTACAATTATTTTTGAAAATAATTTTAATCTTGTACGATTTTTACCCTGTTCATAAAGGTTTCTTGGGCATGTGTGAAGCGACCAACTTCATGTTTATTGACGGTGCCTCGGATATTGATAGTTTTATCATTAATTATATCACTGATATCTGGTTGATCTCTCCACCAAAACTTGATAATATCTGATCCGTTATACAATGTAGTAATCATATACACGGCGCTTTTTTGTATGTATTTGGAGTCAAGAACAAGTACACTTAACTCATAACGTTCTTTTGGAACGCCAAAATGTTTACTAGTAAACCGAACTGCGTCAAGTTTATCTTCAATGTTTTTGCGTTTTACATCTATTAAATTCATATTTGGAATACTTGCCAATACAGCAACATTAAAGATACTAAGTTTGTTTTTAGATTGAAAAGAATTTACAACACCTTCTTCAAAATTATTTAACCCAGTTGTTAGTTTTTTCATCACAAACTTTGCTTCAAATTTGTCAATGATGGTTTGGGCATTATCATATGATATAGCACTAGGTTTCTTACCATCTAAAATATCTTGAATAACCATTGTTTTGTTATCAAAATGTATTGATTTAATGTTATGATCCTCACCATACTCTGTATACCCTTCACCAGAGCGTATGAACCCTTGTTTCTCGTGTGTTTCTATTGCAAGTGCCAGTATGTGTACTGGTGAGCATTTTCCCACTTCTATCGCAGTTTCCTTCTTTGATACAAACTTAGGTGGTTGCGTTTTCATTTTCATAGTAGGATTTAATAGTTAATATACTTCGTATTTTACAGTAAGGCGTCTTGCTTGTCAAGTGTTTTTTTGAAAAAGTTCTGACATTAGTTGACTACGCCCCCAAAAGGCGAAGCCTTTGGCAAATTTTTTATTTTTAACTGCTATGTTAATAAGACATCTTAAAGGTGGCTAAAATGCCTTACTTTTAAAACCCGAAGTTTCCCCCGGGTTTATGAACTTCAGTCTACTGACTATCGACAAATGAATATAACTTATTTGCTTCTGCTAGTATATCTTCTGATGTTGGATACTTTGGTGCATGTTCTGTAGACAGTATTGCACCCGTTTCTGGATGTCTATCTGTACTATTTTCCCATTTATTTCTTGCATCGTCAAACTTTGACATTACAAAGCCTTGTGCCATTGAAAGTATCTCTGTGCGTATCTCATACGCATTCTTATTTGAAACCATATGTTTCTCCTATGTGTGTGTTTCTGTGTGTAGAATCGTTCCTACTATTTAATAGTAACACACGAAAGGGGAATTGTCAAGTCATCTATAATGAAACATCATCTAAGCCGGCGGCTCGTAACTTAACTACATTATTAATTTGGAATTGTTTTGCTTCTAAGGCTTTAACTATGCCTATACATCTATTACGAACTAAACTAAATTCATTAATAATGTACTGTAAATTTACAACATCATCTTCGCCATCAACAAACTTCTCAGCATCTCTGCTTGTTAATGCCTTATTATAACTCTCTAAGAACTTACGAAATGTTTTACTACGTAATCTACGCATTTCTGTATTAAGATGTTCTAGTATTGCTTCTGCTTCTTGTAACTGATTAAACCTATGTTCTACTATACCAGGCATATCTCTGCTTTGCTTTTCAAGATTGCCTTTCATACTACATTCGTACCGTGCTTCTTCTATTTCCTTTTCAAAATGAGATATTGCGTTAACAATTTCTCCCATATTTGCTGAAACTTTACGATACCATTTACTCATTGTTTACCACTCTTCCTCTTCTTCTTCCTCTATATGTTCAATAATTGTATCAAACGCTTCTTGTAGATACTCATCTACGCCTGTTATTTCTTCTGCATTAAATTGTATATCAATATCATAATCTTTTAATTGTAACAAAAATGCATCTGCAAATTTTACTCTATCCTTAACAGGAATATATTGCTTCGCTGAAACATATATCTCTAATAAAAATTCTAAATCTGCTTCATCTATACTATTACTCATTGTTGGCTCCCCACCTTATCTTATTTTTGACACAATATTTAATTAATATTGAGTTTCTATCTGTTGTATCTTCTTCTATTGGTTTTACTCGATGTATACTATATTCACTAGACTTAAATATCCATGCTCTATTAGGAATAAACTCTATCTGTGTGGAATCATCTCCTTCCTCACCTAACCATGTTCCAGTATGTTCCAAATCATTGTTTGTTGGACAATATATTTGTAACGAAACCATTTCTTTATTCCATGATTTAATATCGTTATGTTGCCCTCTCCAAAAGCCTTTTTTATCTTTATGTATAGTGTATGCGATCTTATTTATAGAATATTGTAAATCACATACATCTTTTAAATACTGCAACATAGCCTCACTAGACATCTTTTGCATAAAGCCTTCCCAAAAACTAGAATTTTGAGTTGTTTTTGAAATATCAACTATATGTTGTTGATCTGGATAACACGGCTCGTCAGGTAAATGTAATGGCTCACTAGTATCTTCATGTATTACATTTACCAATTTACGATAATAATCTTCATCAAAAAAATCATCAATTATAATATGCGGAAATGGTGTTATTGAGTCTTTTCTGAAAGAATCTATATTATTCATTCGTTGCATCAATAAATTCTTCTGTGTCAACTTCTTCAACAATTAAATCATTTACACTTTCTGGTTGACTATCAAATTCATCCATTACTACATCTAATGCACCATCTTTATTTGCATTCCATGGCTTACGAAACATTTTAATTATTTCGCCTGTTACAGGACTAATGTATTCTAAACTGTTTCCACTTTTCTTTAAAACTCCTTTTGCTTCAAAAAAGTCTGTTAATCCACTATATGGACTCATTCCTGTTTCATATGGAATTTCTACTTGTACACTTTCAAATGGCTTTGCATAACGTGTTTTCATTACTTTACACGCTGCTCTAATACCATGTACTTGGCTAGTTTTATTTCCATCAGCATCTACTTTAAGTTTTAGTTTACGCATTGCAATAACAATACTACTTGCATAGATAAAGCCTTGCCCGCCTGAGATTCTATCATCTGGGTCAAACATATCTTGTGATGCATACGTGTGATTTGTAGCCATTAAGCCTACATTGTATTGTCCAAACATATTAACTGTATTACGAACTAATGAAGTAAGTGCTTTAGGCTTACGACCCAAATCACCTTTCATGTCACCCTTTTCAAATTGTGCTACGTCTGTTGGTGTTAATAGCATACCTAACGAGTCAACTACAAATAATACTTTAGGACGATCTGCTTCATCTTTATCAAAATATTCTGCTTTATAGTCTTTCATAAAGTCACTAATTGTTTTAGCAACGTCATCTATCATGCTCATATTTAATTTAAGTAACTTATCTTCACTTGTATCTACCTCAAGTGCGTGTAGCCACTTTTCATCAAGTGCATTTTCACTATCAATTAAAATAACGAAAATACCTTGCTCTTGTGCTGCCTTTACAATGTTACCTGCAGCGATATATGATTTACCTGAACCGGATTCTCCTGCTAATACTGTTACTTTTCCAAGAGGTACACCTTTATTAAAATCATCACTGATTAATTTATTAAGGGTATAATTACCTGTTGAGATCCATGTATCTGGATCATTAAACCCAACACTCAAGCCGGGTACCGCTTTAGTTATACTTTTACGGAATTTGCTTACATCAAATGGTCTTGCCATAATTTATCTCCAAAGAATTTGTGACTGGGAGACAATTACTTGCCTCCCTTGAATAATGTTATTTACTCGCTGTCTTTACGTTCACGGATCATTGCAAGAATGTCTTGCGCATTAGCCGGTTTGCTCTCTGGAGCTGCCGCAGCAACTGTTTCCATTTCTGGTGCAGGTGCTGTTACAGGTGCTGCCACTGGTGCTGTTGCCTCTGGTGTTGCCACAATAGGCGGTACAACCGTACTATCTGTTGTAGTACGAGGACCAGTATTAGGTGCATCTACACCCCAAGGGCGGTAAAAACCAGCAAAACGTTCTGGATCATACAATTGACCGTCAACTGATGCTTCAAACATTTGATGAATTGCATTCAAATGTGCTGCATCTGGTTTCTTAGGTAAAAAGTCATTTAAGTTATATAAGCCATGAGTTCCAATTGCATCACGTTCTTCTTGATTCAAACTACGCTCACGTCTTGCCCAATTACTTGTTCCATAATCAGCATATTGACCTTTTTTACCTTTAGTAATTTTAAAGTCTGTGCCTTGCTCATAATCCGTTGGAATTTCTGGAAATTCTGGATCCATGAGTGCCGCACTAATAATTTTATAAATTTGAGGTGATATAACAAAACGTCTAATTGGACTTTCTGGTGCGTTTTCTTCTGTCATCTCTGTTTGTGTTACAAAACCTTGAAAGATGTATGAACGCTTTTTCCAATATTTACGTGCCATATCTTCCATTGAAGGATCTTTAAACCAAGGACGTATTTCCGCATGTACCGGACATTGCTCTTTCCACATCTCAACACATGGTACTTGTACCAATACTGATTTGTTTTCATCTTGTCCTTTAACGCCAGGAAATTCTAACTTAATCATTTGGCGTTCTTTCCAAAAGTATGTGTTAGTTTCGTCTGCGTCTGGTAAAAAGCGAAGTGTTGCGCTTGTGTTTTCGTCGATTGACCAATGTGGAAATACTATATTGTCACCACCACCTGATCGTCTGTTGCCTCCGCTTTGCGCGGTTTCTTGCTCGAGCAATTTTGCTCGTATTTCTGCTAAAGTTGTCATTTATATTCTCCTATATTTGCCTTTGTTAGCCTTTATTAGTAATAAGACAATCCTTGTCCTATTTTTGTTTTTGGTATTCTTAGTACCTTTGCCTTTATTGGTATATACAGTATACTACGTTTCTTGCTTACTGTCAAGCAATTTTCTTACGTAATTCAAGAATTAAATCTTGAACTATTGATTCATTTAGATCTGCGGTTTGTCCATCTGTTCCTGTCATATTCATTGCCAACATAGCAAATTTTGACATAACCCTTATATGTTCTGGACTCATGTGCTGGATTTCTCCGCTCATTTGAATTAGCAAATCTTCTAATTCTGTGTTTGTTGTGTGTCCTGCTATATATGTTAGCATTACACCTAATTTGTCTATCGCACCATGATCGCCACTAAACTTTATTGGATCTAAGTTATTTGGATTATCATATGCATCTTTATCAATTGCGACATCAAGTTTTCCTACTTTTATAATATTATACAACTGTTTTATATAAGAGTCAAATCTTTCTTGCTCAATACTTGCTTCAGTAACAACACGATTTACTTTTTGTATCATTAATTGCATAGTTTCGATTACCACCTCCTCTAATTCAAAACTTGCTGTTATATCAATCGTCTGTTCTTCTGAAATTTCTTCTAATACTGTTTGGGTGCCTTCAAATTTGTTATATCCTTTTAAAGTTGACAATGACTTAATAATGTTTCTATGCTCAACTAATCTATTGCGAACAATATCAATAATATTTTGATTATCTTCAGTAACTAATTTATTTGCTCTTGTATGCTTAACAAAATTTGTTAATTCTGCCATGTCTTCACATATGGACAAAATTGCTTTACCTTTACTATCGTATGGAGTACCGCCTTCATTGACATGCATTGTCATTGCTCTTGCGCCACCTATGTATTTGTATGGAAATGCAAACTTTTCACCTTGTTTATTTTCTATAAACAACTTATGAATATTTCTACTTCTTGAGCCACGTTTTTCTTCATTAACACCTTCAGTATGCTTAATAATAAGTTTTGCATTTGGACTTTGTACGTAACTTGTTTTAATAGTTCCGTATGCTTTGCTAAATCCTTCAACAACAGGCTCAACACTTTGGTGACTAAAATCTTTTGGTGTTATTTTTTTATTAAATTTACGTACTGTATACTCACCTAAATGTTTATGTGTTGCAACTTTGATTGTTTTTAGTAATTCATCATTTTTAGTTATGTCATAACTGTCACTTGCTTGAGCTGTTACTTCAAGTTGACCTTCATTCATATTCATAGATACCATTAATCCCTGATCATACGCATAAAAACGTGTTGCTTCGTTAGGATTAATTGTTTTGATACCACTTTCAGTGAACAAACGTAATTTATAGTTTGCACCTTTAAGAATATCGAAAATTTGGTTTGCTAATTCTTCCATATATGTATTTATACAAATATTACAAAAAACTCATTGGCATTGGCTCATCCCAATCATCATCATCTGGGCTCGCTGAATTTAAATACTCAAACGCTGCCTCTTCATATTTTGTGATTTCTAGTGCAATACGAATAACAAGAACCACCGCCATAACTAAGTCATCCTTTTCACCTTCTTTTGCTGAGTAACTATTTCCTTTTGCAATAAATGTTTTTAATTCGCGTAATAAGTTAGTACTTGCTATTTCTAATTTATCAGTTTCAATCCAGTATTTTAACTTTGCACATGCGGCTATTTTACTTTTATGTGTAGTTGTAAAGCCTCGTCTATGTACTTTTGCATTTCCATGTGCTTTACTTTCACTTATAAATGTACCTGGTATAAACTCTTCACCAAGTTCTTGTACAGTAACTAGGGCCGCTTCGCCTAACGTATTATTTTCCATACTATAATATATTTCACTTTTTTGTTTTGCTTCGTCATCTATATACTTGCATATTTGTTGTAATATTTTTACTTGTTGTTGTACTGGCGTTCTATTATGTTGCCAT